GTCTTTATCTCCACCAAGAAGTCTACAAAATAACGGTGTGGTTTGTTGTCTAGCGGACTCATATACGGTATCACAACCTCTTCTGATGACCACCGAAGCACATTTGAACTGCTGTCGCAGTACTTCATGAACTTTCGTTCCCACATACTACGATAAGTAATCTTTGTGGGATCACCAATGTATTTGGTGCAGTTATCTGGTTTAAAAATACCTTTGTATGCCATACATAAATATGTAGCCAACCGCCCAAGAGGAATACTTCAGATGTTAGTACCCAACAAGTTTGCCCAAAGTCCCTTATTTCCAGTGACAACCACAGGAAAGCCGTTTGTTGCCAGCAATCGTACAGGACGAATTGTTGATGAATTTCGCCTAGAGGCAATACAGGATGATGTTTCTAGAAGACTGGAGGGGTTTACTCCAATCAAGAGAGGTTCCCGATCCCGCCCATCTCTTTTAAAATATCCAATAGAGATTGGATCTGGACAGGTTCCTCATGTTATGCAGTTTAAAGTTTTTTGGCGGTGGGAGAATAAAGACCTCAGAGAATCACTTGAAAATGCTAAGTTAGAAACTCAAAAGAAATTAGGAAACATACAAACCATTGCTAGTCTAATTGAAAACGGTCGATGGAACGAGACAGATGTAATGTCAAGTCCTTTATCCGATGAAGGTATTGCAGCATTAAATGAACTCATGAACAGTAATGAGACTCTTAAACTTGTTGATCCAAGCATAAGAGACAGTATGGCAACCTTGTTGCAAAATAACCCGCAACAAGCCAAGCAGATTTTAGAACAAACTATAAATTCATATCAAACTCGTATTTCTGATATAAGTTCTGAAGTATCCAATGGAGCAGGTAAAATTGGACCAGACGAAATAGAGAGATTGCAACAGGAAGGAAGACTTAGCGAAGATGTTAACCTTGCTCGTAAGAGTGTTGCTACTACTACTGGTGTTATTGCTGCCGCTATCGGTGGAATATTTGCACCATTTGTCGGTGGGGGAACAACCCAAATCGTAGGATCAGCACTCAACGCAAATATTATGGCTAAGGAGGCTCAAGGATCAGGACTAGGTAAAATATTTCAGACTCAGGCTGTTTATGATCAAATGATCTCTATCTACCTTCCATTCTGCACAAAGATAAACAACGAAGATACTTTTCAATATGATGATCCTAGCATGGCTGTGGCTGGTGGTGTTGTAGGTTCAGTGAATCCTATAGATACTGCTGCACAAGCAGCGCAAGCAGGAGTGAATGTGGGAATTGATTTAATTGGTGGTGGTCAGGCAGGTGCTGTTGCTCAAGGAAAGGTGATTAATCCGCGCCTTGAAAAATTATTCAAGCAGAAAGACTTCAGAAACTTCAACTTTAGTTGGGAGTTTTATCCCAAGACAAAGGATGAAGTAGAACAAATAAGAACCATAGTTGAAACTTTCCGTTATCATGCTCATCCTGCGCGAGATCCTGCTGTTGGTTCCGATGATCCATCCAAAGTTCAGATCATTCTTCGTGTTCCAGGTGAGTTTGAAATTAAATTTCTCTCTAGTAATCCCAATCCAAATGCCGCAGGATTTGTTCAGAATGAGTATTTGCCACTTATTGGGAGATGTTCTCTTACCTCTATATCTGTTGACTATACACCAAATTCCATATACAGTTCGTTTCAAGACAACTCTCCAACGGCAATCATTTTCTCGCTTCAGTTCACTGAAATGGGAATTCTAACTCGCGAAGCCGTAGATAGGGGCTATTGATGACTTATTTTTCTAAATTTCCAGTGCTACAGTATCCTGTTAAAGATGGAAACAATTTTCGCTATGTTTTTGTGCGAAATCTGCTTCGGCGAGTTGCTTTGAGTGAAGACCTGACGAATGAAGGATCGGTTTTTATAGAGTACAGTATTAAAGACGGTGAACGCCCTGAACACATTGCAGAACGAGTCTATGGAGATTCTGGATTCCATTGGCTGGTTCTATTAGTAAACAACATTATTGATCCGTATCATGGGTGGTATAAATCGGGAGTAGTTTTGGAAGACTATGTACAGAAAAAGTACGCAGGGTATTCTGTTTATATTTCCTATACTTCTACGCCAAGTGGAACCACTGCATTTTTCTATCAGTCTTCGGTTGATAGTGGGGCAACACTCGCGCAGGGCGGAAAGAGTGTGACTATTTTGGACTACTTTCCTGAACTGTGCAAACTAACTGTGAACGGTACGAGGTTGTCTACAGGATCCGCAACTATTGGTGTTTCGGGTGGAACCACCTACTCCGTAAATATTCATAGAATAGATCCATCGTATGACGCAGTTCATCATTTTGAGATTCCGTATGTGAGTGGACTGTGTGGTGCAAGCACTGTGTTTACTGTGGATTCACTTAGTCAGCAAACTGCAAGTTATTCTGTTGTGGGTGGAGTAATTGGTTTTAAGGATAATGAATATCCTTATTCGGTGACAGACGGAATTGGTTACACAGGATCAGGAACTGTTGATTTGTATGAAACCTATATTGGAAAATATATGGGTGTAAGTGGTGCCGCAGTGAACACATATGCGGTATCCAACTACACATACGAAAACACCAAGAATAATTCTGTACGAACCATCAAGGTTCTGCATCCTCGTTTTCAAAAGACTGCCTTGAACGAACTTGAATCTTTGTTGAGGATTTAATCATGGCAGACCAATCAGGATACGGAACCAACAACATGAAGGCGGGTGACTACAAACTAGAAAAGTTTGTGATGCACTCGTTGACTAATGGAAGCAATATTGATCTGTCCAATCTGTTTCGTTACATTGAAATATATGAGGATATATTTTCTCCGTACATCACTGCAAAATTACACATAGAAGACGCATTCAATTTTCCAGAACGCTTTCCTATTAGTGGACAAGAGAAGATAGAGATTACCTTTAAGTCAGATATTAATGCACTGAATCCTGTTGAGTTAATGTTTCGAGTCTATAAGTTAGACTCTTTGGAGATTTCCGCTACAGGCAAAACTCAGCAGTATGTTCTGCACTTGATGAGTGAAGGTGGATACTTCAATTTCTCTGAATTCTGTGGGTATTCGGTTCGTGGATCGGTATCCGAAATGATAAAGGTCTTGTTCACCAAACACTTTCCTCAATCAGTATGGTTGAACAAGTTGGACATTCAAAATACCGCAGACAATTACTCCTTTGTGTTGCCTTCTTCGTATACGCCATTCAAAGCAATTAATTGGCTCACGAATAAGGCGTTCTCTAAAACAGGAAAAGACTACACCCCTTTTCTGTTCTACGAAACATTGGATGGACACAAATTCAAGAGTCTATCCAAGATTATTGAAGACGGATCTTCTAATATTATTAAGTACATATACTCTCCTGCAAATATTGCGATTCTAGAAGGAGATGATGACAACATGGGATTCCAAACCGTGTTGCCGTCCCGTTACCATAGAATTCAACAACTTGAAGAGTTGAGCAGATTTGATATGGCTTCAAATATTATGAATGGAGTAATCTCGTCTCGTTTGGTTGTACACGACTTGCTCCGCAAGGAAGAGCGTATATCTGAATTCTATGAAGCCGACATATTCACGGACATGAAGAAATTGGGAACGCAACCCCATTTCCGTACATCGGATCCTGAAGCAGATCGTCTGTATAAAAAGGGAGCATCATATGTGTATTTGCCCTCCACTCCATACACAGTATATAATACAAGTAATTCTATTATTGATAATACGCAGGTAGAGTCTTTATACATGAAGCGTAGGTATCATATGAGTACATTCTTAACGCAGAAGATTGTTATTGAGATATTTGGAGACAGTCGGCGCAGAGTTGGAGATATTGTTGACATTAGTGTTCCAAAGATACAGTCTGATGCACATCTACAGTTCGACAAGCAAGACGCAAATATTAGCGGTCAGTACATGGTAACAAGTATAAAACACAGTTTGGCAAAGATGTACACTTGCAAACTTGAACTTTCACGAAACTGCATGGGGGTGTAATGAAGGGATTTCTAGGACGAGAAGGATTTGTGTGGTGGCACGGTGTTGTAGAAGACACTGCGGATCCTCTATTCCTTGGGCGTTGTCGTGTTCGTGTTTTTGGATTTCATGTGGACAGCAAAAGCGAATTGCCAACAGAGGCTCTGCCGTGGGCTTATCCCATGCAGCCACTTACTTCCGCTGCTCTGTCGGGAATTGGTGAGTCTCCAACGGGTCTGTTGGTTGGATCCCATGTGTTTGGATTTTATAGAGATGGAGATGAAGCCCAAGATCCTGTAATGATTGGTTCGTTTGGTGGTGTTCCTGTTAGTGTAGCAGACACAACCAAAGGATTCCACGACCCATCTGGAAAATATCCTGCAAAGGCTTCGGATGTTTTGGCAAAGGTTTTTCCTCTTGGCGTATCTGTTGTGGGAGAACAAGACACCAATCGTCTAGCCAGAAACAATGATGCGGATCAGATGAAATCCACGGTGGCTGCATATAAAACTCAAACGGTTCAGGCAGAAGTATACAGCACACCAACAATGGCTGGTGGATTTACTTGGGCAGAACCGCCTACTCCGTATGCAGCACAGTACCCAAAGAACCATGTACGGTACACCGAAAGTGGTCATGTGGAGGAATTTGACGATACCACAGGCGCAGAACGAATTCATCAATTCCATAAGTCGGGAACATTTACTGAAGTAGGAAACGGGTGGAACTCCAATCCTGATGGCACTCGTGTACAGCGCATCGTGGGAGACGATTACGAGATTGTTCACGGCAACAAGAAGGTGTATATCAAGGGCGGTGCAGGATTAAACTTGGTGATTGATGGGGCTATGAATCTGACTATTAATGGTGGAGGCAATATTCAGATTAATGGAAACACAAATATTCTTGCAAACGATAATGTGAATCTTCAGATTGAAGGCAGTCTCAAGGCTTCGGGTAAGACTATTGAGTTCTACGCAGACGGCGACATTGGTTTCTCAGGACGCACGATATCCTTTATTACTGACAGCAATGTCATGGTGATGCAGCAGGGCAAGCGCATTGAAGTTAACTCTGGCGAACCTGTTCTGAAGCCCAAGCGTGTTAATGTTAAGGGTGGTGGGTAATGGCTATGAATTATTTGGGAAAACACCGTAAGTATGTGGAAGGCACATCAACCTATACCGTGTATGTGTATGGTGATGTTGTTGAGCGAAATGGTGTTTCGTATGTGTGCAATGTTAAAACCACATCAGGATACATTCCTGAAGACGCAAATTCTGGGTTTTTAGTATTAGGTGATGGTGTTGGTGGTCTTACAGGTGCAGTTGATGGTGGATCTTATTCATAAGGAGTTGATATGGCAGGTTTTGGAGTATGCAGAGCCAATCTAGATACAGCAGAGGGAATGATATTAGAGGGGAATCCCTACTTTTTCGTTGATGGATTTCCTGTGGCGGTTGAAGGAAATCCTGTTGAGGATCATGGACTAAATAATCACGATAACGCTATCATGATACAAGGAAATCCAAATTTTGTAGTAGGTGGTATTCCCGTGTGTACGGTTGCTAGTCAGGCAAGTTGTGGGCATCCGCCTACTGGATCAAGTACTTTTTTTGTGGGGTAATCTATGGCAGATCTAGAGTGTCCATGCAAGCAAAAATTAACTGACGGCGAAAAGGGAGTACTTAACTTTGGCTTGAGCCAGGCTATGTTGAACGATCCCAACGCAGCAGCAGCAGGACTTGCCCGACAACTTGGTGGCAGGAATGGTAATCGCTTGGCTGATTTGATTACAACTGCTCAGACTGATCCGCTGAGTGCGTTGTATGGTGCAGCCCCTTCCCTTCAGCGCATGAAGAATTCTTTGGATTCACAAGCAGGTATTATTGATAGATTTGCCGCCGAATCTGCTCGCTTTACTGAGCCTCGATATCTGACTAGTATTATTAGTTCTATGAGCCTGTTTGCGGAATTGAATTGCGCTCTCGGAATTGAGGGAATTGATATTGGAGTGGGATTGAATGTGGTGAACAACAACGGACAATTTTCCATTGACTATGCAGTGAATGCCAATATTGATATTGAAAAGGTCTTGAATAAATTTAGTGATGGGTCAGGATCAGATCTTGCTGACAAGGTACGGGATTTGCAGTCGGGATTGGATAGTGCATTTGCGGCAATAGACGAAGCAAACAGTAAATTAAATGGCATAATGGCTGATGCCGCAGCAGCACAGGCAGAAGCAGCAGCGTTTATTGCAAAGTATACAAGTATTAACTCCCTTGCAAACCTGATTAATCAGGCTAGTACTGATCCGTGTTTTAAACTTGGAGGTACTCTGAACGGCAGTCTAGTTAGTCCTGAATTTTTAAATGCTGTTAGTAACGCTGGCTTTGGCGGTGGAGGCACTAGCAACCGATGATGCTTAGTTCCGAAAATATATCAGCGGCTAGAGATATCTGGGTAACCATAGGGGAGTCTGCGGGTGTTTTTGCTGTGGGTTTGGTTTTGGGTATAGTTGGAGTGATTCGGCGAAAGAAGATTTCACTCAAGTGGTCTTTGTTGAAAGAGCAGAAGTTTGTCCATTGCCACAGCCAAATACACGAACTGCTCACCGAACTACGGGTAACGGTTCGGGCATCCCGTTGCCTAGTATTTCAATTCCACAATGGTGGTAATTTTTCAGACGGCACATCAATCAAGCGGTTTTCTGTTACTCATGAATCTTGTGTATCAGGAATCATCAGTATGATATTGGAATCACAGGATGTGCTGTTGACTCGTTATGTTGACATAATTCGGGTCATGGACGAGTCTGCAAGTAAAATTATATCTGTAAGTACGCTGCCCCCATCGTCTTTTCGTTCTGGACTTGAGATAAATAATGTGGAATTCTTTAGTATTACCCCTTTACGATGCGCTGATGGACTGACTCCACTTGGGTTCTTGTGCTGCCATTGGTGTGGAGCAGACCAACTAGATGAGATTGAGGCAGAGGGAATAAAGCAAAAAACTCTAGAAGAAGTAATCGACAGCAGCGTCCACCAAATAAATACACACCTTTCATATAAAGTAGAACACAACTAATGGCACTACAGATCACAGGCAGTGGGAAACCTATATTTACCGATATAGATCCCACCTTTACAAAGAATCCCAAGACAGGTGATCTTCTCGCCATCAGGGATGATTTGGCTGTTCGCACATCTGTTCGGAGTCTGTTGTCCACTTCTTTTGGTGATCGGTTGTTTCAACCCACTATTGGTGGATCATTGCGTGCTCTACTCTTTGAACCTATTGATGCTATTACAACAATGGAAATTCATGATCGAGTTTTAAATATTATACGCAATCACGAGCCACGAATTGGTCAAGTATTGGTGGATGTAGTGTCTAGTCCAGATGAAAACTACTACACAGTTATTGTGGAATACTCTATACAAGCCATTGGTAAAAAAGATAGTGTCTCGGTTGTCCTAGAAAGGGTACGCTGATGTCGAATTCAAATAGTTTCAACATTGTTGGTTTAGACTTTGAAGAGGCAAAGGCTTCGCTACAGACATTCTTGCAGTCTCAGGATACTCTGAAGGATTACAACTTTGATGGTTCGATTCTTAGCACTGTTTTGGATGTGCTTGCCTACAACACGCACTATCAGGCTTTTTACACAAACATGGTTGCGAATGAGATGTTCTTGGATAGTGCTGTGTTGCGTCCATCGGTGGTTTCCCATGCAAAGGCATTGGGATATGTTCCCTCATCACGCCGTGCTTCTAAGGCTGTTCTGAGTGTTGTGGCGGCAGGAGCAGGAGCAAGCACCTACCTGTCTCGTGGTACAGAATTCACGGGGGTGAATCCTGCGGGAACACAGTACCGATTCATTCTGCTTGATACTGTGTACGCAGACATAAGTAATCCATTAAATCCAAAGTTTTCATCCATTGAAGTATACGAAGGCACTCTTCGGCGCATGAGTTATGTGTATGATTCAACCAAAAAATTGGGATCGGTTCTGCTTATTCCTAATGATAAGATTGACACAAGCACAATCAAGGTTCGTGTGAAGGCTTCTGCCGCGGACAACACAGGTATTGGAGATGTATGGTCATACGCTGATTCGTATATTGACTTGACTCCCACATCCAAGGTGTTTTTCTTGCAGGAAAAAGAAACAGGTATGTACGAACTGTTCTTTGGAGACGATTTTCTTGGAATGAAACCAGCATCTGGTAGTGTTGTTATTGTGGAGTACATGGAAACCAATGCCGATGATGCAAACGGAATATCGTCATTCGGTAGTACGGTTAGCGGTCTTGGTGCAATCACGGTTAATACTGTGTCCGCAGGTGGCGCACTAGAGGAAAGTGTTTCCCGTATCAAGTTCTTGGCTCCTCGATTCTATAAGTCACAGAATCGTGCAGTAACAGAAGACGACTATACCGCCGCAGTAATTAAAGAGTATCCCAATGCAGATTCTGTTTATGTTTACGGTGGAGAAACTGTTGTGCCTCCACAGTACGGCAAGGTGTTTATTGCTGTAAAGCCCAAGTCGGGATCGGCTCTTACTATTGATGAAAAGATTAGTCTTGCGCGAGTACTGCGTGAAAATCGTTCAGTTGTTACTGTTACTCCTGAAATTGTGGATGCCGATTATATTGATTTGGTGATTGATTCAATTGTTACCTATGATCCAAACTTGGCTTCAATTGGAGCAGGAACCATTAAGGCACTACTGGTTGCATACGCCTTTACATATTCGTCTACTGTACTAGAAACCTTTGGTGCAAACTTCTACTTGTCCAAACTCTCACAGGGAATGAACTCAGTGAGTCCTAGTATTCTTAGCAATCAGACAACTGTTAGTCTTCGTAAAACAGTTAACCTTGCCAAACTTGTTGCGGCTAAGGGATTCTCTATTGATTTTAAGAATCCACTTCTGCATCCGCATGAAGGACACTCTTCTATCTTGGGATCAAGCATTATATCGCATAAAAATACCGATGGTGCAATTGTGAATGATGTGTACGCAACTGATGACGGCTACGGTAAAATAAATTTGGTTACCATTGATGCAAACGGATCGCAAAGCACAGTGTATCCAAATATTGGTGTAGTGGACTACGCAAACGGAACAGTGAAATTCAATACTGCATTTGCCCCCACTTCTGTGTCTCCGCTCTTCACGATTACCGTACAACCAGATAATACCGACATCTTTGTATTCGAGAACAAGATTCTTCGCATGAGTCGAGGTTATAGTGATTCAGTTAGTATCTCGTTGCAGTCACAAGTATCTCGCAAGCAAAATCTAAAGGGATAAGATGGCTGCTATAAACAATATTATTTTAAACACTGAAGCAGAAGCCCTAGAAGATCTGCTGTCTCCTTTCATCAAGGAGCAGTTTCCGTTGTTTGTACAGACAGACTATCCAAAACTAGTCTTGTTTATAAAGGCGTATTACGAGTGGTTGGAACAGGAAGGCAATGTTGGGTACTTAACATCCAAGTTGGATACCGTGTGGGATGTGGATCTAAACCTTGATGAATTCTACTCTCATTTCAAGAACACTTATCTTGATTCGTTTCCTGAAATTTTTGCAGAAAATGCAAGCGGCAACAAGCCAAACAAAAAAACACTACTGAAGAAGATTCGCGACTTCTACGGAAACAAGGGCACAGAGAGTTCATACAAGTTTCTGTTTCGTATTCTGTACGACAGTGACTTGGAATTCTACTATCCGAAGAACGATATTTTCAAGGTGTCTGATGGTGTGTGGACGGAGCCACGATCCATTAAAACCACTATGCAAAACGGAACCAATCTGTTTGGTGCTGTAAACGGAAATATCTACCAATTCAGCGGTGTACAGTTAATCGCAAGTGCATTTGTTAATTCGGTGGTGCAGTACTCCTTTAATGGAGTTCCAATCACCGAGTTCTTTATTACTGATATCACGGGTGATTTTTCTCCCGATAGTAGTGTTGTGCTTTCCAAAGATGGCACCGAGTGGACGGAAACAGCGTATCCTGTTATTGGTGAATTTTTCGTTGAACTTCCTGGTAGTGGATATCGTGTGGGTGATTTGGTTACAGTTACTGATTCTAGAGGCATAGGCTTTTCTGCCAAGATTGATCAAGTGGGTCTTGCTGGTGGGGTTAAGAAGATTGGGATTTCCAATTCGGGTGTAAACTACACAGGAGATCTTGTTCTTAACATCTTTAATGAAACAGGAGGAAGATCAGCAAAGGTCATTGGTTTGCGTAGTGCTGTTACAAATTATCCTGGATACTTTACAGGAAATCGCGGCAAGATGTCTTCAAACAAGAAGATCCAAGACGGGCACTACTATCAGGATTTTTCTTATGAACTCAAGTCTGCGGTATCCTTGGACACATATTTTGGTGTATTGAAAAACATTATTCATCCAACAGGTATGCGAATGTTTGGTTCTATTCTCCTGAATAGATCTATTGATAATGCCCTCACTACATCATCCCAAGCCACCTTCTACGAGATTCCTCTTATTGGAAGATACACTCCGTATACAAGTGGAACCACATTGGATCTTCGCGCCAACGGCAACACGCTGTCTGGATATTGGCTTGGAGCCACAGGTGATCTGTATCCACTCGGATACAACCCGTATATCGGTAGCACCACTGAAGTAGGACCAAACGGACAGACCACTCCTGTAGGAACAATATTTGTGGGAACTTCTTTGGGCTACACCTACTGCTATGTGCCTGAAGGTGGTCGCACCTCGCACAATCCTATTGGTGCTCCGCTTGGCAGCACTAGTGCATTCTATCGTAACAGAGAAAGCAATCTTACTCCTGCGGGTATGGATGGACTTGTCTTGTGGCTCAAGCCTGAAAATATTGGTGTGTGTGGATCGGTGGTTAACGGCGCAAGCATGGATGTTTGGCGGGATGCGTCACCAAGTGGCAATCACGCTGTCCCCCCGACATGGAGCAAGTGGAACGGGATTGCACATATTACACACACGGTAAATACTGCTACTGTTTGGGGTAGACAAGTTTATGACAACACTAATCCAATAACAAAATTGTCTTTTGTTGCAAAAGGATTGTGTGGTGGATTTGCCACAGGAAGAATATTTGCGATTGGATTAAACACTTTTACCAATACAGCAAGTAGTGCTACAAATGCAACTATTGATTACTATGTGTATTCTCTTGGCTTGTATTTAAATGGAACTAGCACGGTTGCTGATCCTGCAAGCGCAAATAGAACTTACTACAGCAGACTTGCTGGACAGGGTGCAAGAGCAGTTCTTGCCACTTCTGGCGCAAATATGAGCGGACTTGATAATGCTGTTGTCACCGTAGAATACAACGAACCTGATGTCATGTGGAGTATTGATGGAGTAGTAAAGGACAAGATTTATGCTGGTTACGATAAAACCTTCTACTTTGACTCTTCTTTTTACCTGGACACCCTTGATGTTAGTAGAACAGGTCACTCCATAACCATTACTGAACTCTCATACAAGGGAACTCCCGTAAATCCCACATTCACCGCATCTGCTGGTATTGATGTACGAAACTACGCAGGAGTAA